CTGATGTTGCCGGTAAACATTTTTTGTGCCTTCGTGCCGCGCCTGGATATCGCGCGGGCAATCAGGAAAGCGACCGCCTTTGCTTCTTTTCCGGACAAACCCAGTTTCCGTTCCACCCAGTGTCGCAATGGCGCTACGGGCGGGAAGTGTGGCCGTGTCCCCAATTCCACCGGCTCGCCATATATGGCTGGTGTGGCGACCATGCCCCAAACACTTTCCCCGTGTGTCGCAACCTTATGAAATATTGTGTCGCGCAAATGGATCGGCCCCGCTCCGACCGGCGTATCCTGCTTAATAACGCCTTCCATGAGCACCGCTGCTTCCGTGACACGCGATACCTGGGCGTCATGCGCCGCCCGCGGATACCTGGCGATCAGCTTTTCGAGTTCTTTCATGTTGGTGGAAATTTTTAATTCCATTATCTGAATTTCCTCGGGTGCGTTAACTGGTCCAGACGATGGCTGGNNGGCGCGTCCTGATCCCGCGTGACGCTGGCCGGCGCCACCGATCCGGGCACAATACCCATCTGATCAAAATACTCCTTGCGGTAAGCCCGGGCGCGCGCCGCATATTCCGCCGCCTTGCTCTTGTGATCCACGCTGTCGGCCTGAATAGTGCTGTCCTGCGTCTGGGCATAATACGTGGCCAGCATGTCGCAGAAATTAGCCGCCGCCAGCATTTGCACGGCTTCTTCATCACCAACCGGGATAGTGCATTGCTCATCGTCGCAGACGTGCAGAGCGGTGTAGGTAATGCGCATCGCTTCCGTTTCCGACGGCTTGTCTTCCAGGAAACGCAGGCAGGGGCCGGACGGTTTTTTGTAAATCGTCCAGGCATCATCATCCAGGACGCTGGCCAGTTCCACGTCGTCATCCACCGGATATTCCACTTTTTTGATGGAAGAAAAGCCGTTTGTCCAGGAAGCCAAAAGCGTAATCGCATAATCGAAATCGCCGGTTCCGTTCTCATCCTCGACGACTTCATGCGGTCTGTCGCCTGAATAACGTTTGACGGCTTTATTGATGGCAAAAATCTTTTCCGGCTCGCCCAGCGGAAGTTCACCGCCGACCAGATTGCCGATTGCCGTGATAAAATCTTGTCTTGTGCTCATTACCACTCCGTCATTCCGGCGCAGGCCGGAATCCAGTTAGTTTTTAAAAACTCCCACCACGCTGAACGTCATCGACGTGCCGGCGACCGTGTAAGCAATCCTCATATAATTCCCAAAGTTACTCACCGCCGCCCGCGTCTGCCCGGTGGCGGTGATCTGCGCTACGGTGGTGTGCGTGTACCAGGTCACATTATCCGGCGAGGTTTGCACGATAACGTCCAGCGTGGAAGTCCCCGCCTCCGCCGTAACGTCTATAAAAATCTGCCCCTCGGTATAAGCCGACACGTCAAACGCGGAAGACTGTGCCGTTGCGGCTGTTTTCAGTCCGGATGAGAGGAAACTGACCACCCTCGTTTTGCGATCTGCCGCCTGCGCGGTGGAAATGAGGGCCGAAACCATAACAAGAGCCGCCAGAAAAATAGCAATAGCCGCCTTCCTTGCCATTTTCGCCCCTCCGGACGCCCGCCTGTTCCCGTTTTTTATTTTAATGGCCTTAAAAACGATTTTCGCGCGTTTGATCATTTTATAACCTCCGTTGCAGCGTAATGTATTCTGCGACAACTTTTTTCCCCCGGCCTGTCGCCGGTTTCCGGGGACGGCCATTTCATCCATGATCGTCCCTGAAAACCGGCGGAATCTTCCTTCCGCCAGTAGGGCGCGGTCCCCGACCGCGCCGTCAATCTTAGGTTTGAACTGCTGTTCTGGAAACCTCATACCAGTGTGTGCCGTCGCTTATGAAACGGACGACATAATATTTCCCGGTAGTCGTTCCAAGAGTCAGCGTGCCGACGGACGATACCAGTGTAGCTTCGAAGGTAATCGCCTCATCCGCCGTCCCGGCCGTCGTGAAAATGATTGTAATTTCGTCGCCTGCCGTTCCGGCGCCGGAGAACGTGATCGTCTGATCCTGGTTATCCGTGACCAGATCGGTATAAACATTGGACAGGCCGACCGTCAGGGTCACCGCCGCTGCGGGCGTCAGGGCGCTGGCGGCCGAGGCAAGCTGAACCTGGCCGGTTTTGTTCGGAATCGTAATGGTGCGATCCGCCGTCGGATCAGTCACGGCGATGGTGGTCTCATAATCGTTTGCCGTCGCGCCTTCCAGCACCAGCGGGGAGGCCCCGGACAGAGTGCCCAGTGCCGTCAGGCTGGAGCTGTCAAAATAATTCTGGCAGTTGATCACGTATTCCGTGGCCGAGACGGCATAGCCGACTTGCTGGGCATAAGCCGGCGCGGATTGTGTAATAGCGCCGGCGGTCGCCGATAAATAACCGGGACCGCTTTCGGTTAATGCGGATTGCCCGGCTAAAATGCCGGATACAATAATTTCCACCGTCGCGCCGGATGCGCCGCCTTTGCCGATGACGCCCACGGCGGGCCGCAGGGCTGAATCGTCGGCGTCTGCCTTGTAGGCATAACCATCGGCGTCTTTGATGGTTACGACGTTGCCGACCGCCAGGGTCTCTCCCGCCGTAGCGCTTACGCGCAGAAATGTCTGTTTCCAATACGATGCCGCCTGGGCGGGCGCGGACAGGAGCGCCGCCATCAATACGGCAACAAGCAGTATGTTCAACATTTTAAACTGTTTTTTCATTTTTGCCTCCTAAAAATCTGATGTTTTTTCTTAGACTGGCGGCGCGGAAAATCCGCGCCGGCCAATCACCTGTTGACGATGAGCTTACGTCACTATCGCACCGTAACCGCCGCGATAATCAATATTCGCGCCTGCATACTCATGGCGGATTTTATAGCGCACCTTATCCGCTACGAAGACCTGCTCCGACTGGACGCCGTCGGCCACAAACAACTCCGGTTCTTCGCGCCCGTTGAGATAACCCATTTCAATCAGATCAATCACTTCGGGAGGAAGCAGCAGATACCAGTTGTTGGCGTCGGTCATCAGCGGGTTGACAATGCCGGCGATTTTGCCTTTTAACGGGTTGCGGACTTTATCGGTCAGATCGTTGGTGCTGAAATAATACTCGTCCTCCGCGATCTGCGCCACGGTTTCCATAATGTCAATCGGGCCGAACAAATTGGGCTTAATGCTGGCGTCGGAAAGCAGGCCAATCCGCTCGCTGGAATCTTTTTCGGTCATCTTGGCCAGCGCCTTGTAGGCGACCAGCGCCGTCGCATGGGAAAGCGCCGTCGCGCCCAGATTGCCGTGCGGAGACGTGAAAATTGCCGTGCCGTCGGAGCAGTTGGCGTTGCCGGTGATGAGCGCCCAGACATACTTGGCGTGGGTTCTACGCGCCGCGCGGCCCAGACCGTCGATCAGCCGCTGGATGATGCTGATATCGTCGTTGACGATGGTTTTGCGGGTGATCGTCAAAAGGTTGCCCTTCTGCCCGATGGAGTAGGTGGACTCTTCGTCCGTCACGCCGGCAATTTCCGCATAGTCCGAGGATTCCGGATCCACGGTGGCCAGATCGCCAAATCCGCCGACCAGGACGGCTTCCTGCGTGCGGAAATCCTTAACGGACTTTTTGATGGAAATGATCTTCTCTTCCAGGAACGCCATCGCCCGGTAGATGCCGACCAGTCTGCGCGACAGCGTATTGCCCAGGACATAGGAAAATGTCGCGGAGGTGATGTCCATCGAGCTGCGCAGTTCCGGGGCCAGCGCCTTGCGGTTGAACCGTCCGTTCACTTCCGTGTCGCCCGTGAAATAGGTATACATTTCCCGGATGCTTCCAAAGGCGGGGACGCTGTCGAAATCGGTATAATCCTGGACGTTGCGAACGTCTTCGAAAAGGCGCTTGTTGTCCAGGCGGGTCATCTTGGCCATATTGACCATGTCCTCTTTTTTCAAGCCGAACATCCGGTCGGCTGCCATACAGGCGCGCTCGAACGAGCCTAGTCCTCCGGTGATGCTTCCGCTGGGGGTGGCGGCGGTCTGCGCGGCCGTCAATTTGCCGAGGTATTCCTTCTCGCCGGCAATGGCTTTGTCGAGGTCCTCCGCCGCAAACGCGCGCCCGGTAAACTGCGCCCGGATACGATCCACGGAGACCTGCGGCAAGCCGAGCGTGGTGTCGGACAATTTTTTATCCAGCGACTGCTCGCAGCGGTAAATGTCCAGCGCTTCTTTGGTGACAAAATTGGCTGCATCAATTTTGTCGTCCTGTTTTTTGGCGTCCTTCGGGTCCATTGCCATCCGGGCCAGTGTTTCCACTTCCTGATCGGTCAGTGCCGCTTCATCCTTCCCGTCCAGGAGGTCCGGTCTTTTCTGCTTGATCAAATCGATCATTTTTTTCTTCATAACATCCTCCTCGTTATGGGCTGGCACACTGGCCACTGCCCGGTTAAATTTCCCGCCTGCCGCGGGCCTCGTTACGATATCCACCGAGTCGGCGGATAAAAATTTATTGATTTTGAAGACCTCTTTTCCTTCCACAACCGCCTTTGCCGCGCGCACCGGGCAATCGTAGGAAAGCCCGTAAACAGCGCCGCCCTTCGTTTTGGCGTCCAGGAGATTTTTTCCGAGCCATTTGGCCGAATCCAGAAAATGCAGCACGCCCTGGAGTCCGATTCCCGCCGCGTGCTTGACGTTGTCAATCCATCCGACCTTGCTTTTGACCAGGAGAGATTTGATATCGAACAGCGGATCAGGAAGGTGCGTGGCCCCTGTTGTCGGCAGCTCGAAGAGGTTGACATCCACGTTTTCAAACATCTTTTCGTCGGCGACAACCCGCAGCGCTTCATCCGGAATGAACCAGCCGTTTTTGGTAAAGCCGGGCTCGCAGATGAGGACGTCCCAGGCGCTGCCTTCGATGTTTTTCGCCGCGTCCAGTCGCATGAGGATTTCGATGCCCTCGTCGGATTCGGCCTGCGCGGATCTGGCTTCAACCCATGTCTGCTCTACCGGCGCCGGCGTCTCTCCCAGGGTGACTTTGCCGTCCATGATCGACCAGGCAATTTTGAAATACTTGCCGTCGAGAGAATAAATCACATAGGACGGATAAACCTCTTCGATATAGGCGGACTTATCTACGATCATTCCTCCATCCGTCTGCGTTCTGCCTACATCAAACCGCTCATGAATAGCTGCCCTCAGCAACTCCCGGATATCGTCCAGACTCAACTCGGCCATGCGCGCCAGGGCTTCGATTTCCTGATCGGTAAGCGTGGTTTCATCCTTATCCTTCAGGAGTTCCGGACGTCTGGCCTTGATCATGTCTAATTTTCTTCTTTTTCATGCTTCCCTCCATCGTGCACGGGGTGCCCGCTTAGCACGTTTATTTTTTGGGTGCGCCCGCGATAACTTTGCGCTTGGCCGGGTTAATACCGGTAATGGCGATCTCACCCAAAGACATAACCTTGTCGCCTTCCTGATACCGCACCTTCGATCCGCCGGCGGTTACAATGATGGCCGTTTTAGCCGCTTCGTCATAGCGGCTGCTTATGACATATTTTTTATCAATGCCGTATGCCGCGCATCCCGCCGCGATTGTTTTGTCTCCGATTGTGTTTTTTTCTTCTGCTTGCGCCATGATCTTATTCCTCCTATTAATTTTTTTTGTAGGGCGTGATCCCTGATCGCGCCGTTTATTTAGCGGATCGATCTGGGATCGATCCCTACGCCGCTTGTTTGTTATCCTCCGACCACCCGGCCCTATACGGCACGGTGTAACAGCTACAGTTGATCGTGTTCCCCGGGGATCCTGCCGGATCCTTCGGATACATCAGCGCCTCTCCGCCAACCATGAAAGGCTTGTTCACGTCGCGGATCTGGCCGACCGCGGCCAGGTGTGAAATCCTGGGCACCCGGGAATTGCCGTGTTGCCACATCTTCTGTAATCCCGGCACAACTTCCGCCGCTTTTTCCATGCGTGCCTGGCTGGCCGCCTCCAGGATTCTGCTGCATTCCTGCCGGGTGATGGTTTCCGCCCGCGCGGCGATGGAATTGAAAATTCCCTTGTCTTTGAGGTTGGCGCCTACGGCCTGCATCACCTCGAAGGGTGTCTTTTGTCCCATAAGACCCATCGCGATTTCATTATAGATTTTATTCGCCGCATCCGCTCCGAGGGACTTGACCAGGTGCTTGGAGT